GTTGTAGCAAATAGCAAATATAAAGTATAAAAATATTTATTAATTAAAATAAAAACGTAAAAATATTTATAAAAATTACAAAAAATTAGGGGGCGGTGGGTTTTTAATATTGATTTTTATTTTACAAGAGAAGAACGGAGAGGTGGGGGCAACACGAACATTCTATATATCTAACCACAAATAAAAGTGTGACATTAGCCAGTTAGGATATACTAGTAAGGAGCTATTGTCACTGTTTTTAAACTACTGCTTTTCTATGTGATAATATAGGTGAATATGCCAAAGATACATACTTTAACTACAGACACAGAGATAACAGGAACTGATAAGTTGTTGGGATCAGATGGAGCCACAGGTGCGGGTAACGCAACGAAGAACTATTTGGTTAGTAGTTTAAAGACGTACATGCTCAATGATAGTAGTTTAGTTAGAACTACAGGAGATCAGACATTGGCAGGGATAAAAACATTTAGCAGTGGCATTGTAGGAAATATTACAGGAAATGTTACGGGTGATGTCACAGGCAGCGTAACGGGTAATGTTACTGGTAATTTAACAGGTGATGTTACAGGTAATGTAACAGGCGATTTGACAGGAGATGTAACTGGAGATGTAACAGGTAACTTAACTGGACCGGTTGTTGGTAATGTAACTGGTAACTTGACAGGTAACGTTACGGGTAATGTAACAGGAGATGTGACTGGTGATTTAACAGGTAATGCTGATACAGTGACTAATGGTGTGTATACGACTGGTGATCAAACAATCGCTGGGTTTAAAACATTCTCCAGTGATGTTAGGTCGACAGGGTATTCATTCTCTACTACATTAGGCAAAGTTAAAGAAGCTAAGGTCACGGTTTCATCTGTAGATCTTACAGCATTTAATGGTGGAGGTAATTATACATTGATTGCTGCTGCTGGTAGCAATAGGGCTATTGTACCTATATCTATTACTATTAAGTCAGATCCAGGAGCTACGCAGTTTAACTTCAATCAAGACTTATACATCGGTATAGAAAACGAGGTTAGTTCAACTAGTGAAGATTACTTTGCATCGGTTGGAGCTAGCTTTATAAATAATGCAACAATTTTGTTTAGGCACTTTCCTTTTAGTAAAGCTGCGAACGAACATGTGAATATAAGAGTTAACGAACCATTAGTTCTTCACGCAACCAGTGGAGCTACTGTTACCGCAGGTGATGGTGAGTTAGTTGTCAACGTCGTATATCGAGAGGTTGACTTCTCATAGAAACAATAATAACCAAATATATATAAACCAATGACGTACTATTATTACAAAACAAACACGATGCCTTCGCAGGCACAACCAACAGAAGACCTAGTAAGAACGTGGAAACACCTTTCTGAAAAGAAGAACTGGAGAATTGTTCAACTACCTAATGGGTATTTTCAAACCGAGTACAAAGGCATTAACTGCGAGTGTGATCCAGATGGAGAATGCTGCGGTGATTGGCATGACGTAACACGACGCGAAACAATTGAATCAGCTGAAGCTGCAATTGATGGAAGCATCGACCATTACAAAAAGAAACTCGAGTTTTTAAAAGGACCTAAAGTAGTTAAGACATTCAAGTAAACAACCAATCAAATTTAAATTAAATGGAATATAATCAACCAAGCCAAATTGTCAAGGATTTAAACTTTGGCGATGTGGCTAAAACTAAAATCATGACTGGTGTCAGTAAATTAACTGATGCAGTAAAATCGACACTCGGCGCTTCTGGTAAATGTGTTATTTATGAAGACGCCATGGGTAAACCGGTAATCACAAAAGATGGAGTAACCGTTGCGGAAAGCGTAGTCTTATATGATCCGGTTGAAAACATAGGTGCAACACTTATTAAAGAAGCAGCCAACAACACTGTGAGGGAAGCAGGCGACGGTACTACTACAGCTACCGTCCTTGCTCACTCATTGTTAAACAAAGTGTCAGATGAATATAATGAAAATAAAAGTATTAGAGAAATTAAAGAAGGTATTAAGTCTGGCCTGGAGAAAGTCAACAAATACCTTGAAGACAGTACTATCGAAGTGGGAAAAGAACTACTTCAGCATGTTAGTGCTATTAGTTGTAATAATGATCGTGAGCTTGGAGAAATTATTTCTGAGGCTTACTTGCAAGTAGGAACTGATGGTGTAGTAATGATGGAAGAGTCATCAACCAATGAGACGTATGTTGACGTAGTTGACGGTGTTCAAATTGATTGTGGCTTAAAATCAAACTACCTTATCACAGATAAAGACAAAGGCGTAGCTGAACTAGAAGATCCATATATCTTAATTAGTAAGTCACCGATCCCTAATATTCGTAAGATCCAAAATATCTTAGAATATGTTATTAAAAAGGGGAAGGCTTTATTAATCGTAGGAAATCTAGAGCAACAACCTACTGCAGCATTGTTAACTAACAAAGTAAAAGGAAACATCAAAGTAAACTTTATTGATTTACCAGGGTTTGGTCCTACTAAAGATGATGCTATTGAAGACTTAGCTATCATCACTGGGGCCAAGGTTATTTCAGAAGAGCTTGGTGATGACTTTGATTTAATTGACGTTAATTCTTTAGGTACAGCTAAGAAGGTTGTAACTGATAGCAAGTATACAGTATTTACTGTAGATAAAGGAGATAAAGATTTAAATGATCGTATCGCACAGGTAAAAGATCTTATAGCTAGAGAGGATAAAAATCCTTTCATGAAGAAAAAGCTAGAGGAAAGATTAGCAATATTAGCAGGTAGCGTAGGAGTTGTACGTGTTGGTGCAGACTCTAAGGTTGAACTCAAAGAAAAGAAAGACAGGGTTGAAGACGCTATCCATGCTACTAAGGCTGCACTAAAGGAAGGTATCGTACCTGGTGGTGGTGTTGCTTTATATAACGCATCGGAATTTATTGAACCTGAAAGTTTAGGTGAAAAGATTTTGCTAGATGCTATCAAAGCTCCGCTTATGACTATATTAAGTAACGCAGACTTGAGGATGGTTGAAGGATTAGATGAAGGTCAAGGTATTAATGTAGTTGACGGAGAGATTGTAGATATGGTTGGTGCTGGTATTATAGATCCAGTGCTGGTTACTAAGTCTGCATTAAAAAATGCTATTTCTGTAGTTTCTACTATAATTTCAGCAGATTGTGTAATAAGTAATATGAGGACTAATGAAAGCAGTTAATTATTACTTAGTAGTAGAGAAACTGAAAGAAGAACCTAAGTCTGCTAGTGGTTTCATTTTAAGTGAAAGCCAAAGCGAGGACATTAGGTACTTAAGAGGTAAGATTATAAGTGCTGGTGAGAATGCTGGGCATGTTACAGAAGGTGACGTGGTTTGGTACGACAAGCACGCAGGACATGGTATAGAGTTTAACGACAAGTATTACTATGTCATCAAGTATGGTGATGTAGTTATATTAGAATGAGGTTAAGCGCTTCTGATTTAAGGGATATTCAATTGTTTAAGTATTACAGGCTCGTACGCAAATGGGCCTGTAAAACTTATGGTCTTACAGATGCAGAGCTTGAACTCTTAATAATGTTAGACTGTATAGATAGGTTCACTAGAAAAGAGTTTATGGATGGTGAGTACCTAATGTCATGGGATAAAACAAGGTGGGATAGATTACGTAACGAAGGATGGATAGAACCTTGGAGACACAGGAACAGGACAACGATTAAGTATACTATATACAAGACATCGTTCAAATGTTCTCAGCTTATTAGTAGGATATATAGAATACTATTGGGCGAGGAAGATGTACCTACTAGTGAGCGTAGCGTATTCTATAAAAATAAAACATACACGGATAAAGTATTTAACAAAGCCGTGGATGACATGATAAAAGATAACAAACGATAAAATTATGCCTTACGGAAACAAAAAGAAAATGGGTTGCTCAGGTGGCGGACCCAACATGTACAAAGTCGGTTCTAAAGAAATCGACTCACCTATGAACTTCAGCGACAAAGCTATGATGTACATGAAAAAAATGCCAGCTATGTACGGAAAGCCTAAGATGATGAACGGTGGACCTGGCGATGACAAGAAAAACAAGAAAAAAATAATTACAGATTACCCAAGTGGAAAGCCAGTTACAAATAAAAAAATAGATCCAAGTACCCCTATTACAGATCGCCCAAGGGTGAAAACTAAGCCAAAAACCAAGCCGGATGCTTTCGATAAAAAGCTTGAAAATTTTATGAATAGAAATATTGAAAGCGGAGATCT